ACTCGGCCATCGAGACGTTCCCGTCACCTAGCGTTTCACTATCCACGGAATTTTCAGAGGATTCCGAGACAACCTCTTCGGTAATTGTTTCCATAACTTCAAGGCTAGATCGCCTAGTGTAGCAAAATATAGTGCAATGTACTTACAGAGGCAACAAAAAAGCCCGCACGACTACCCCAAATCGTGCGGGCTTGGGTGTGGATATGACTGAATCAAAGTTTGTAGAAGTTGTCCAACTCCTCGTCTATTGCCTCTAATTTTCCAGTCATCATAAAGTGTCTGTTGGTACTGTCAATCACCGCTTTAGTCTGCAACTGGCGTATAACTTCTTCGCGCATTGCTTCGCGCATTTTAATATAAGTTTTAAAATTAGGGTCGTTTTTGAGCGCAACCAAGGCAACAACCGCTTCTTCGGGATCAATATCATGATAAGTTTTCATTTAAGGAGTTCGTACAAAAGGGATAGGCTAACAAACATTAAGTCTATGATGGCATCTCTTTCGAAGAAGAACATGACCAACACAATAATCCAATACCATTCTCTTTGCAGATGTTGCACATTTTTATCTCTTCTTGCCCTTGTGCAGTCCGTGCTTGGCGTATTGCTTTCCCTTTTTGGTCGCGGCTCGTTTCTTTCTGTTTGCCGCCGCAAGCTTTGCCCTGCCCGATTTTGTGCTTTTTAATTTTTTGATCGTTGCGGATGGAGCGTAGACTTCTCCCGTCTCCGAAGACTTCTTTCCGGAAGCGGTCCTCCACTTCTGCTTAGTCCATCGCTTGAGCGATTTCTGCGACTTTTTCAATGCCATCAGTTGCGGTATCCTCCACCCGCTTTCTTATAGGCGGATGCCAACATTTGGGCTTTGCGCGCACTCCATTGTCCAGGGCGTCCGCCCTTGGAACCCGCTTTGATTCTATTGAACAAACGCTTGCGCATGGCGGGTTTGGTATAGTTTCCCGCCTCATTGACACGGGACTTGGTCTTTTTCTTTTTGGCGGGCATTACTTCCTCTTTTTCCTCCGCCTCTTCAAGGCCACGAAGTCCGCCTTCGTGATTCTATTGCGGGGCTTTGCCGCCCCTGCAATCTTCTTTTGTTTGCTTGTCAATTTTCTTACCATTTCTTACAACTCCAATATCCTGCGGTTAGTTTAGACTTTTTCTCATCGCATTTATGTCTTGCTCGGAAGGATTTACGCCTCGCGGGAATATTCTTCTTAATAGACATTTTTGGATCCCCGTAGCGTACAAGCCGAACTTTGTCCCCTTCTTTGGCAAGCACGGCAAATTTCTTAGACTTACCCGGAGTCCTCTTGGGCTTATTATAACCACTAAAGCGTTCACCTCGATAAGTTATGCTCATCAGTTCTTGTCATCCGCATACAAATTGTCAAAGGTGGTCTCCCAATCCGTGTACGAGTCATGCTTCTCAGCGGAGTGTACGTATTGACTAGGAACGAAATCAGGCGGACCTTCACCAACCAACCACAATGCGGGGTTCGTTACACGAACGCGATTATTGGGCAACGCGATGATTTGTCCCTTCCACGGTCCCTCAATCAATTCAAGCACGTGGCTTTGCTTATGTTGGGCGGGATCGTCGGCAATGGAATTGCCCGTGAAGTCAACGGTGAACATATAATGAGCTTTGTAGAACTCTCCGTCCAGCTTGGCAATCCAAGGACTTGAACTTACGCGGTCAAGTTTCATAACCGCAATATCGCGGGACGGACAATCCCACGGCTGGGCAATATGGGTGGGACACTTATCGGGCCATTCCTCGTAGGGAACGTCCGCAATTAATGCGGTGATTGGCATCCTTGCCCACATTGCGCCGCCATGTGGATTTGGGTCTTCCTCATCACATCCCGTAAATACGACCTGAAAAGACAAGCATCTATCGGGAATCGCGCAGACTGCGATTGCCAAACCGTGCAGATATTCTCCTTCGTATTTCATGTGATTATGCGTGAACTCCTTGCGGACCCACACTTTAAACTGCGGAACGTTTGCTATAAGGAACGACATTAGCGGCGCTTTCTACGCATTCCGCCTTTGCTCATATACTTGCTTTTCTTTTTTCCTCGCATGATATGTTGGGTTTTGATGTTGGTCGATAGACCGTTTGACCGATCTTAGAAAATTTCTTCATGCCGCTGATGCAGTCTGTCCGAATTGCGTGGGCATCGCGCCCAATCTGCCGATTTGAGCATTTTGTTGTTGTTGAATCTGCATGGAGCGCTGACTCATATAATTTTGAATACGCTCCTGCAATGCGGGGTCTTGTTGGGCTTTTTGTTGAATGTCAGGTTGAGCCAACCATTGCTGAAACACTTGCATCTTCAACTCATGCGCATCTTGCGGTTTGACGTTTGGCGGTACTCCCGCGACCAATTCCGCAATCGTTTGACGTTCTTCATTGACTGCATTTTGGGATGCGGTCTCCTTGGGCAACAATACCTTTTCGGATGCGCCAGGCAAGACCTGTCCGATTGCCAATTGAAGCAAGCGCTCGGTGTCCAAAGTTCCGTTCTTGTCAAGTATACCGCCGAGTTCCGCAACCGTCTTTACACGTTCAAGCATTTGTTGCGGGTCTTGCGTAGCGGCATCAAATTGCAAATAAAAATCAAAGCGTTCGCTTGGCGCGCCCTTGGAAAACTTTTGCATGTCGCGCATTCCGGTAACCCGAAAGAACTCAGCGTCAGGACCATACTGTTGATAGAGCGTATATATCTGATCGAACAAATGCTTGAGGTGTTGAAAGACTTTGTCGATGTTTCGTTGTTGCTTCATTTGAGCCTCAACGGGGTCAACGCCAGGTGCGTTCCTACCAATCAATCGATCAAATTGTTCTTTGACGTATTGTCGAACCTGTACCGATCCGCCGTCAAATCTTGGAGTATCCGCAAATCTGTACTCACCTGGTGTACGATACGGAATGCGTACACCTGGTCCCCAGCGTGTCGGAGCGCGTCCGAGGGGATGCTCCAAGGGTGGTAGCGTGGCAATGCTTTGTCTGTCAATAGAAGCATCCTCTTCAATCTTTAAAATGTTTTGCGGTCCCTCCCCAAGCTCGGCAACGGAGCGGGAGTGGTAGAGGCGCTTACTAGTCTTTTCGTAAGTCGTGACGACAAACGGATATTTTCCATGACTGTAATCCAAAAGCTGATGCTTGGCATAGACTTCAGGTACGCGGTCACAAAAGATCGTGCAGTAAATGCCGGGAACGTCATCCTCATCGAGCAAGCGTTGATAGCAGTAAATTACGCGGATGGTCTCGTCGTCATTGCGAATGACTTCTTCCTGCAAGCGCAAATTGTTAATCACCGGATCAACTTCTCCGCGTTGGGCAAGTTCGATTGCCTTGTCCACGAACTCCTCGTCCCATCCTTCCGTGCCAATCTTTGCCCGAAGTTGTTCAGGGGTCATGTTTATAACATGGAAAACATAGGGTGCTTCCTGCGGATCAATCGCATAGGACGGCCAAAATACATCCTCATCAGGGGCAAGTGCCTTGATGCGGGGCTGGTTAATTACCCTGCGGGTTACGGGTATCGTAGTCTCTCCGTCCTGACGCAACTCTCTAAGCATTCCGCGAGCCTTGGCCTTGGAAACCTTGAATTGTTCGTTCAGAGCGGCGGACAATTCATTGTCCATACTTCCGTCTTGTATCGCAGTTGCAATTTGTGGAAGGGCTTGGGCAATCTGATCAAGCTGAATGGATTGTTGTTGCTTCAGGTCTTGCGAGTCCCAGTAGCAATAATGCACCATCATGCCCTTCTCATAAAAATGATTGAGTCCAAGTTCCACTTCATCATAGAACTCGGTCATCTTGGTGTTCAGCATCCAACGCATAAAATTACTAATGACGTTGGAACGCTCAATATCATCGGATTCCACGGGCGTGGCGACGATATGGGCGCGTCTGATGGCATTGAGCGACATGGAGACTAAACAGTTTATAGTCTCATCCACCATGCGCACTTCCTGGTCGCTAGCCCCTTCCCATGGGAAGACCTCTCCGGTCTCGCTCAGACTGGCGTGCTTCTTGTAGTCATCGCTCTTTCCATTCCACAAACAGTTTCGAGTGTCGTAATCTCTTTGCCTACGATCCATCCATTCGCCCAAGTCGCTTTGGGTACGACGGTAAGTTTCCTGTAAGTATCCAATATCGGGTTCCTTGGAAACGAACAATAATTCAGGATCAGAAGCACTATGCATATGCAGTAGCAAATTATAGCCTTTTGCATTTGCGTAGTCAAACGCATTAATTTATTGTTTGGAGTTGTTTTATTTGGTTTCCTCGTGGCCTTTGTGGTGAGGGTCGCGAGGTTTTAATATCCCCCGCCACCCGTGGCCATCATATTTTGGGAAGTTATGTGATCCGCCCCGCTGACCATCAAGTATCTCAGACAATCAATTTGATCCTTAAAATGTTCTGCCCTTGATTGTCCGGTATATTCCATCATTGAAGTAATCGTGTTTTCGCATTGGTCGGAGACGTACAACTTCGGTCTGTTCTCGTCCGTCATTTCCTCCGTATCGTTCCACGATAGCGCATCATTGATTTTCGCAATTCCCGATTCGATCTCCACACCGGGAGCGGGACGCATGACGAATCCCAAGTTCGCCATAGTCGTAATGATATTGCTCTCGCCCTCCTTCTCCCTGACCGTAGCCGAACCCATTCGGGGGTCTACGATTCGTTCGAATATGTCTTCCTCGTTCTCCAAATCCTCGAAGTGATTTTGATAATCGGAATATCCCCAACCGAGCGGACGCTGGGCGGGACCAGGCTTTCCCACGCTCTTGCCCACTCCATTGACGTGCGGCAATGCCCATTGTCCAAACGTTGAATCGGGAAACTCGCGGTATACGTATATGCTACCGTCCCGCATAACGCCCGCCCATATGCATACCCACGGTTTCGAACCGCCGGGATCAGCAACGAAGTAGCGAGTAACGGGAACCTGATCATTTTGTATGAATGGAATCTTTTCGTGCGGGACGACGTTGACCTCTCGATTAAACTTTGGAAAGCGACCCTCGACCGCTTTGCTCGGAATGCCGTACAACCTGGCAAGTTTGACCTCCATTGGTTGTTTGGAATATGTGCGTACCAGTTCCCGTCCGTCAATGAACGGACTATCCTCCGACCAAAAATAGTGAATGCGACAGTCAGGCCAATTTGCGGAGATTTGCTCGATGGGAAGTTCGCGACCAAGTAATTCGCTATATCTCTTTTCCACGGTCTCCGCGCCCTTCAACAAGCTATTGATCAATGGTGTCCAACCTTGCAAAGTCGTAAAGGTCAGGAGCAAACGACCGTGAAAATCAACCGTTCGTCCGAGCAAAGTGTTGAATATCGCTTCGGGAACTTCCTCGTCCAAATGAATACAATGCGCAGACCAACCCTCAAATATCTGAGGGTCCGCCATATACTGGCGATAATTATTGAAGTAAATGGTCGATCCGCGCTCAGCGCCGGGATGTGTGGGTGGCAATATCGCCTTGGCGGAATTGAATCCATTCTTCTGAGAATATTGCAAAGAATGAGTCTCACTCTTTTTCTTGGTTCGCTTATAACGCATCGGAAGGTTTTGATATACCGTCTTTTGCGCATCCTGTATGCTTCTCTCCTCAGTCACGTGCATACTGCGAATCTCAGCTTCGGGAATCATTTGCGCCAAGTGTACGATCATACGTGATGCAAACATGGTCTTGGAACTCCGGTTGCCGCCCAAGATGACGTGTACCTTATCCTTGTCCCATCTTTCCATCACCCTGCGCCAACCAGGCAAAGTCCATCCCCACTTGATCGGGTCTTCCTTTTCGCTACTTGGTTGATCAACCATCAAGCGGCTCAGAATCTCCGCCCGTTCCTCTGGCAATGCGTCAATCTCGGAATCGCTCAACGCGCAAGCGAGTTCGCCCTTTTCAAACTTCAAATCATCCGTCCAAGGAATCCCGAAGTGCGCGTCAACTTCGTCTGCGTAAGTTATCTTTGGCATTTTAGAAATTCAAGGTCATTTGATTCTCTTTAGGTTTAGACCGCATAGATGAATCATATTTTTCCCAAGGCACAAATTGATAATACCTACGATTTACCCAACGTTGAAATTTTTTATGCTCTTTATTTTCCTGATCATAAACCATCGGGTACGGTAAGACTCCCGCGTCATTTAATTTGTTGAACCTCCAAAGAATATCTTCCATTGTTTCACCAGGCCAAAAGCCAATTAACATGTAAACCATTATTTCTCTTGGCTTTATTCCAGCGTCCAACAAAATGTTCAACCCCTTGAAAAATCTTTTTTCGTCCTTTGGATTATCCCACGCAGTATGTAATCGTCTGTATTTAAACTTTGATTCAAAAAATTGCATTTGCCTAAGAACGCTTGCCCCTTTTTCGTGAATTAAACGAGCATTCATACCTTGATTAAAGTTAACTTTAAAACCGCCATCTAATATTTCTTGCGACTTTTGCTCCCAATCAGGTTGACCGAAAAAATCATTGTCCAACAATATAATTTCCTTTGGATATGGCTCCCCCCTCCAAATTTGACTAATCGGACCATTATCCTTATTCCTGCCTTCTTTCTTAGGCACAACGCAAAATTTGCAAGATAACCTGCAACCTCTTTGACTAAACCCTATGCTTTGTTTAAAATTTGGATATATTGAATAATCAAAAAATTCATACGGTCCACCAGTTATATCTTCAACCGTCATGGATGAATCCGTACCCGTCCCTCCTACGATAGCATTTGGAAACTCAATAAGGAATCTATCAAGTTTTTTCTTTGTCCACTTAAATATTGCCGAACCGTACACAGTATCATACTCAGGTTCAAATAATTGCCTTTCGTGAGATTTAGTAAAATGAACTTCGTCCCCTCTTTGCTTATGCCAATGCGATAATTTCATTAAAGCTACATTTGGCAAACCGCCATCTAACTGAGTTATTCTTATTCTCGGCATTCCCGCTCCATCGTATGCAAATAAAACCACAAATCCATAACCTCTTCTCGACAACTGCGTAGCTTCTGCTCCATCGTCATGCGCGACATGCCCCTGCTCCCATCGGGATTATGTTCCCGAATGCCCGCCATGAACTTCTCACGGGCCTCCTTTGCAAAGCGTTCAAGCGCCTCTTCCAATATTTCCTCATCCGTTTTCAAAACTTTCGCAAATTCTCCTGTCCAAGAGCATATCCAACACCATGTCCAAGGTTCATCTTATTATCCTCCCTGATCAATTCTTCCTTCCATGCCCACCCCTTGAAGTCCAAAACCGCATCGTTGACCACACAAAGGACGTAAACGTCAACGTCGGGGTTTACCTTCAAGGTACTGAGTAATCGGGCATTTGGATGCCTTGAGGCTTTCACGTCGTATCTCTTGCCACTAGGCATCACACCGTCAGAAGAACCACTCCTCGGAGTAAGTCCGAGATCAGGAAAGACGTTCATCTTTTTGGCAAATCCATACTCCGCCATCATCCCCATCACATCCGCTTCACTCCCATCCTGTTTGCCCATCTTCGCGTCACGCACCCCGTTACCACGGGCAATGAGACTGCGCATCCGACCAATCATTTGGCAGACTTGTATTTCGTCAGGTTGAAGCTCAAGTCTCATCCCCTAGCCTGAATCTCCATGCCCACTATGATTGCCGTTTCGAGCGTTTGGACCGGGATTTCGTTAACGCTCCAGCCTTGCGTATTCGTTCCAACGTCTCTTGGTCGAATTTCGACGGTGTCGGACCCAACCTTCTCAAGTCGCACGGTACATATTCGCGTACTGATAACGGTATCGCTCGACCGTATTTTTTCCAATAAATCGGATTCCATCCCTCCGGCACTTTCATTCTTCATGCTTTTTCTTTCTCTCCTCGCACAAATCCTCGTACAATTCGCAACATCTGCGCTTCAGTCCCAAATTTTCCTCTTCCAACTCCCTATTTCTCAAGACCAATTCGTCCTTCTCCTTGACCAAGCGACCAACCCATTGGGGCCAACCCTCCATCTTCTTACCCGTGGATTTGTACAGATTCATTCGTCCAAATCAATATCGCTGGAAAAATCAATCACGTCGTCATCGAGATATTTATCGACTCCCTTGGTCACGCACTTGATCAATTGATTATCGTCCAGGTCGCTCTCCTCGCTCCATCTCCTGAGCAATGAAACAACTTCATTGACGACTTGTTCACTTGCCTGATCCATAACGCCAATTCGGACGACTAGGCATCCTTCTCTTTTCATCCGTACGGATCGCAATGAGTTTGCCATTCTTATCGCGGGCATAACTGCCATCCTCCGCTCGTAGGAACTCCTTCACCTTATTCTTCGACCAAAAGCGTTCCCATCCGCGCAACGCTTCGTTCGGGTTGAGTACGCCCTCACTCCTCCTCTTCTTCCTCATCGTATTCATCCCGTGTCTTGAAGGCATAACTCTTATATCCCAAAAACTCGCCCTCATCCTCAATCTTCCAGTAATGACCGCGCCTTTTTTGCCGATCCTTCCATAACTCCTCGGAGTAGTCGTCTTCGTCACTCATAAAAATATTCCGCCTATGCGTTTGCCCAGCCACTCGGCCACGTTCACGGTGACCGCATTTCCCATTGCCTTGTACCTCGGACCATCCGCTTGCTTGACCACCTTTCCGGTTGCCTTCCACTCGTTGCCCTCAAGGACAACTTCCATCTTTTCCGAAGTCCATCCATCGGGGAATCCCTGCAAACGCTCGCATTCGATTGGAGTGAGTCGGCGGACGGTTAGGGGCAAATGCGCCACCCCCACGCCTTCCCCGCCTTGCTGACTGCGCAAAGTCACCGATACGTCCTCGGATGCCTTGGGGGTGACGTCTCCGTTCCATGAGCAGACTGCGGGTTCTCTTCCTCCGCCTGTCATGCAATTTAAAGAAGGACTTACGACTTTCTTTATATCACCTGTAACTCTTGGCGGTCCATCTAAACTCTTAGGCTCAAAGGCAATGCCTTCTTGCTCATAAGCAACCCCATGTTTGTCCAATCCATTAAGGGTAAATGCTACATCCTTATCGACTCCCAAGCCATTACCACTCTGCGAAGTCTCTCCACCTCCTTGCAAACAGTAGGTTTCTTTCTGCTCGATCACCTTCGGTCCGCTCGCATTCGCAATGCCCGTAGCGCTCGTCACCGTCACCGCAGTCTCACCCGTCAGTTCGCCATTGTACACGTCCGCTCCTTGGGTGATGTAATGATTGTTCGCGGCACTCTGTACCGTATGCCCCCTTCCTCCACATTCGGAGTCCAAAGCTCCAACTATGCTTTGCTTACCCTCTCCAACGCCCTTTGAAGCATCTCCGGCAGTTCCTTGTCCCGCTTCTCGGCTCGGCGCAGGATGCCCTGGCAAGCTCTCGGTGACAGCGAGTATTTCATCGACGGATTCCCCTCCAAAATCTGAGACAATGAACACGCGCTTCCGTCTTTGGGCCACACCGAAATATTGGCTGTCGAGTAACCGCCATCCCGTTTCACAAGCCCCGCAGTCGAGTAGCTCTCGGATGCACCTTGCAAGTGCGACACCATCATCTGCGGAGAACAATCCCGCGACATTTTCTGCGACCGCAATGCGTAACCCGCATCCTCGGGCGCGCAGTTCCCGAATAAGTCTAGTTGCTTCATAGAATAATCCTGATCTTTGGCCATCTAATCCCTCCCTCTTTCCGGCTACGCTCAAATCCTGACACGGAAAGCCGTATGTTATAAAATCCGCATCGGGCAAATCATCCGCCGATACCTTCGAAACGTCGCAAAACAATGGAACGTCAGGCCATTGATGCTTCAATACGCCAGCCGCATTCTTGTCCCATTCGACCTGAGCAACGCATTCATGCCCAGCCCGCTCCATGCCAAGGTCAAATCCTCCAACCCCAGCAAACAAACTTATGAATCTAGCCACGCACAACCTCCCATCCACTCTCCGCCTTCTTCAACTTAACCTTGTCGCCAATGAAGTACTTATTCGGCTTCGCCCGAAACCAACCATGACTGCCATCCGAAAATTCAACGTCGTAACGATACGGATTCTTAGGCTTCAAATATACCCGCCCAATCAATTCCTCCGCCTCCCGAACCCGCTTCTCAACCTCCCGAACCGGAGCAACCACATCCTCAATCATTTCTCCAATCTCTTCCAACTCTCCAACCCGCGCACGCTCACCAAGCATTCGATTAATCTCAGCTTCCATCTTCTTGGTCACGCGGTTGCCGTACACGCAAACCCGCATAGTTGACTCCTTCACTCCCATGCTCCTCGCAAATTCATCCATTGAAACGTCCAACTTTTCCAACGACTCCTTCAATTCCTTCCCATCCATATTTGCTCCCTTGTGCAGTTTATCATGGACAAGTCAACCACTTTCCGATAAAAACTTAAAACCATGCCGAGAGGAATACCAAAAAACCTGAAACCCTTCGATGAGAAGCTAAAGGATAAGGTAATCAGGTCAGCCGCCAAGATTGCACAACGCAAATCAAGGCCAAAGACCGAAGCCGACAATATGGAACTCTCCCCAAAACAAGAAAAATATAGGAATCGAATACACAACGCGCTCCGTTACGGCTTGGAAATGAATGAGCAACAATTCCTAAACGCAGTACAAAAAAAACTGCAACACATGGTATCCGACTCCCTCAACGATCTTCATGATTCAATCGAAAGAATACCACCGCAAAACAAAGCGTATGCGGTGGGCTTGCTCTTCGACAAACTAATGACCGTATCAGGACGTCCAACCAATATAACCGCGTCCGCAAACGTGAAGCTCGGAGCTTCCGATATGTCACCCGATAAAGTCCGCTCAATCCTAAAGGGAGCGAAGAAGGCCGCTGAGTCCATACCACCGCAAGCGTCCGAGGACAAAGTCATCGAGGTGAACCCAAATGAAGAGGAAGGGTAATATCTACGAACAAATCTTCTTTACCGAAGCCCTCACCCATAACCTCGAAATCTTTACCCCACTCGGAGACTATCTCCCACAAGACTGCCTAGTCATGAACCTGGCGGGCAAAGTCTATAAAACACAAATCAAAGGCACGGAAGACAAAGTGCAGGACAAATCACGCGGCGGACTAGGACGCTATATGATCACAACCGCAACCGGCGCAAAGTGCAAAGACCCAATAGACCCCGCAAAGGTCGACGTCATCGCCTGTTACGTAGCAACCATTCCAACCTGGTACATCATACCCGCCCTAGCCACGGACGGGGCGGTGCGCATATCCCTATACCCACACAATCCGAACTCCAAGGCAAAGCACGAAAAATACATAGAGGCTTGGGACGTGTTCAAACGTTGACTGCGAGGACTGCGGGTCTTTGCGAATAGGGCGTTATAGCGAAAAATTTCGTGGGGGGTGTGATGATAATATATAAATTAACGCGAGCGGGCGCGCACCCCCGCCCCCCCGCTGGCGCGACGTGCGCGACATGCGTCTTTTTATGCGAATCGCGATCCACGCGGTTGCAATTAGACATAATACTTATTGAGCGAAGTTGGTTTTATTGATTATCAAGCACTTACGCAAAACTCGCGTTGCGTTTGTCAGGAATGGCATAAATTTGAGAGGATCGCGTGGCGAGCTTACGCGGTTTGCATCGCAACGCATCAACGCATCATGATATGTTGATGCGCATTGCGCGGGCGTATTCGCAAATGAATGCATGGGGATGAAATGAATTTCCAACTCGATTTTCCAAATATGGAATCCAGGTTTCCAAATATGGAAGCGTGATTGTCGGGCATTGAATAACATACTTTTACGCTTCATTTGATTTTGGGCGAGTAATCCGCAAATTTTTTTTGCTCAGTATACAAGCGGGCTGAATCAGTATTTTACAATATTGACTTGACAAGCTTTACCCGATTTGCTTTTGTGAGTTTGTCGGAGCAATCAAGCTTCGAAAACAAATACGACTAAAAGAAAGGAAACTAACTATGGAAAAAGAAACCTACAATGGATGGAGCAACCGCGCCACATGGTTAATCAACCTATGGTATGAACCGCACACCAAGGATGACTTTGATTGGATCAAAGAAGAACTTGAGGATCGAGTGGGGGCTTTGGCGGATAGTGAAAACGTTTGCGACAATATACTTGCGGACATGCTTAACCTTCAGGAAATCGACTGGGATGAGCTTAAAGAGCATGTGGAAACCGAGGAGGTGGACGCATGAACCAAGTACTTAAAAACGAATTTAAGCTAACGAATGACGGCGACAATTGGGGTAATGTAATGGCGTGGCTTTTTGCAATCGGTGATTATATTACATTTGAAACGGACGAAAGCGTACCCGATGAATGGCAATTCAAACCAAGTCCGATGGGTGCAAACGAAGATTGCTTCGTTTTCCAATCATTAAGGCATTTCGCATCCGAGGGTGAAATAATGAGCGCGGATGTCTTAAAGTTTGGCAACGTACTTAACCGCGTTCGCGACATATTAGAACGGAAAGGGGAAAGCTACTAATGACTTATGACATATTGATAATGACGCTCCCGTGGGTTTTCCCGCTTTGGGTGATGCTTGCGGATTTATTCAACTAAAGAAAGGAACTAACTATGAAAGAAAAAGAAATCGGAGGATGGGGCAAGGAATGCGAATGGCAATGCTCATACGAAAACGAAAATTATTATTTGCTAATATGGGATGATCCAAATGCAATGGAAATACGTACGACTGCGCAAGTGCGGGAAGCGCTTGAAGCAAGTCTTGCGGAAGACGATTTCGGTTGGACAATGCGCGAGAACCTTGGTCACGTTTGGCATGAATCCCGCAATATCGATGAGCTTATGACTTGGCTTAATCAAGAACCAGAAGGTCCAGATCGCGTTCCATCGGAAAACTTTATTTGTGATGATTGCGGATACGTTTGGATAAGAAGAATATTGCCAAAGTGTGAGGAGTAACAAAACAAGCAAAGGAGAAACTAGCATGAACTACGAACTAATCGAACTAACAATTCATTTTGAGAACAAGGAAAGCGAGTACATGATTGTTTCGCTAGACTCAACGGCGCATCAACTTGTTCGCGATTATGTGCAAGCCAATGGCTACGAATTAATCGAGAAACCCATCGAGGCGAACCAATGATCCACGCATCTAAACTTTTCCCCATCGCGATGGATCGCATCCGCGATCATTTGGAGCGCGACCACATCACGCAAACCAAGAAAGCGCGCGCCTTGTTGGATGCGTTTGATGAGGGAGAGCGTGGGAAGCGCGGTGGACGCAATGCGGCTGATCGCGGAGCGATCCGCGTAAAGAGAAACGCGGAGCGCGTAGGCGCGAGGCAAATGGAATTACCACTAACATAAAAATAAGAAAGAAAATGTACTATATAAAAGCAGATTGGAATAATTTTAAGATTATTTCTTATACAGTTTGGAAAGAGGGCAAGGGCAACTCCGTTTATCCTTACAACAACGACCCTAAGTTAATCAAAGGAGGATTCTCAAATAGCGATTTAGCTACAGAATACATTTGGTCAATTTGCCCAAGTCAAGGCTCGGTTGATATTTTTGACTCCATTTATGATACCTAAAATAAGAAAGAAAGAAATACTATGAAAAGCGAAAACACTAAATCTTGGGATGATTCCCACATGAAAACTACGGTTGCGTGTACCGTAAAAACAAGCGATGGGAAAACCCATAGCGTAAATGTAAGCGCAAAACATCCCTCACCCGTTAGTCAAGCTATGACTTATGTATGTGCAATGTATCGCAAATCGGGCAGAGGCACTCCACAAATTTTAAACGCATATTGAGGACGCATAACATGGATACAAAAGAGAAACCCGCCACACACACGCCAGGACCTTGGGTTGTTGGCTCAAATGTAACCGCAGGAAAGAAACTAGAGGGATGTTCAATTTTTGCAGAAAAGATTAAGGATCAAATCGGGTGGATGCGGTTTGATTTAGATGAAGAGAACCACGCCAACGCGCGTTTGATCGCGGCGGCTCCGGAGCTATTGGAGCAATGCAAGCACTTGGAGAAAATAATTCGATGCAGATTACCTGAGATGGATGCAGATATTGAACTAGCAAAGGTCCGCGAGGTTCTCGCCAAGGTAGACGGGGGTGAAGGATGAGAATCATTGAGGAGAAAGAGAAACCCATGACTGATGAAATGAAACAAAGGGTTATTTGCGTCATAAATGAATTAAAGGAATACTCAATGATTGATGAGCAAATCGAGGATTGGAAGAAAGATGATGATATGGATGGCCCGCTCATGTGGGCATTGAGGGTCCGTCTTGAGGTCAATGAATTGCTTGCGGATTTGAAAGGAGAAATGCGATGACTAAGCAATTCAAATTTAACTACACCATTGATACGGCAGATTGGGGAAGTGGTTGCGAAATGGACAGAGAGAAATGCGAGGAAGCATTATCCGAATGGTTTGATAATCTCACCTTGAAAACCAAGCTCGCGATTTACTACTCGCAAAAGTTATGGGAAACCGATGAGGAAATTGGCATTGATACAATGAACGAATGCCCGTGGAGCAAAATGGTTTGGGAGGCAGAAATAAGGATTAAAAAAAGATATGCACCTTACTCCTTACAAGTTAACGGTCACAATCTAAGCTTTTGGATAGAAAGCATTACCCATGACTAAACCAAACGAGTCCGACACAATAGCGCGCCTGGCGTTGGGCCTCATCATCTTTTTGGTGATGCGGTTCGCGCCCAGGGCGGTTGAAGCTTGGCAAAAGAGAAAAGATATGAAAGGAGAAATGCGATGAGTGAAGAAGAGAAGCCAATTTTACCAAAGAGATCAACTAATCCATCAGTAAACACTCGAAACCGCAGAAAATATTATATCGAACTACGAGATTATTATTCTAAGGTTTACGATAATGCTAAATGTAAGTCCGAAAAATCTGAAGCTCTAGAATGCTTGAATGCAACTCAAGCCAAACTTGATACGCTTATTTCAAACATAATTGGAAGAATGCCTAAAAAGAAACCTTTGGCATAAAGAAAAAATGCGATGAAGATATATTCTTCTGAGTTACTGCGTTACTGTGTTACTGTGTTACCTTTTTAACTCTTCAACCCCGTACCCCTAAAAAAAGCGTTTTGATTGCAAACATGAGTCTGCACCCTCGCAAGCAATCAAAACGCTTTTTAGGGTACAATGGTGTTAAATAAACGGCATTCTAGGCTTTCACCCTTCACCCGTATGGCTTGTCATCGTTGAGTCGCCTCTCAACGTGAGCCGAAAATCGGCCTAGTCTCTTGTCGAACTTCAGGGTAGTCATTCCCTGCTCGCCGTTGCGGTTCTTCGCAACCTCGCAGTTTATCAAATCCTCATCGTCTTTGTCAGGAGAAAGGAGCAAAACCGCATCCGCGTCTTGTTCGATTGAGCCGGACTCTCTAAGATCAGACAAGGCGGGCTTTCGCTTTTGCACCTCAAGCGCTCGGTTGAGTTGAGAAAGGGCGAGGACGGAGGTTTGGTATTCCAACGCCAAAGTTTTACAACATCGAGAAATCTCCGATACTTCCTGAGTTCTCGACTCATACCCTTTTGCGGAGAGTAGTTGCAGATAATCCACGACTACCAATCCAAGCTCACCTTCCATGCGTTGTTGAGCGAGAAAGGCGCGGAAGCTTTCGAGCGTTGCCTCATGATCATCCTTGAAGGTAATCGGCCATTGCTTGATGCGTTTTGTGGTTTCCGCAAGTCTCTTTTTCGCAATATGGTCCATCGAGTCTTTCATGGTGGGGCGCGGGACTCCGCTCACATTGGTGAGCAAACGTCCTGAGCATTCGCTTGCCGTCATTTCGAGACTGGCATACGAGGTTCGCTTGCCATACTTCGCGGCTTGATGGGTGAAGTGAATCGCAAGGGCGGACTTTCCGATTCCTGGTCTTGCGGCTATGACGTACAAACATCCTTCGCGAAACCCGCCGTTGAGCAAA